CAAGTTGTCTTATCTTGATGATGTTACCAATCGTGGTGTGTCTCCAGTTGAGATTATTCATGATACTCTCAAGGGTTTCAACAATAGTCTTTAGATACTGAATGCGTATCTCACTGTCCTGTATCTCTTGGTCGGCATCGTAGTAGTATTTCTCTAGGTCACCCTTCAATACTTTGAGTCCATTAAATGGGTCGGGTGACCAGTTCTTTGACCTCATAGTCTCTTCGTCCATCTTCCCGTTGTACCATAACCACTTATCTTTCAACAGAGACTTCTGAGAAAACTCTGCCTTCTTTAATCGTAGTTTGGTTAGGGATAGATATTCAAGATACTTGGCGTGCATCTTGGGAGTGTCCATACTATTCTTGTCAAGTTGACCCTCTTTTATAAGGGAGTCCTCTTTCCACTCTGCCAATATGGATTCTAAATTTATCATAATATATTCCTTATGTTACTATATATATTTTAATTATCTCTGTATTTTCTATATAAATAGAAGTACAGATATAGGAAGTAAAAATGCCACAGAATGCAGCAACACTTAAAACTCAAATCAAAGATGCGTCACTCACATCTAATATTAATTACTTACAACCTACGGGTTTCCGTATTGTTATTAACAGAAAACGATATCCGAACTTAGAGTACTTCGCTCAAGGTGTTGTTCATCCATCGTTAAGCGTTCCAGCTGTTACATTACCTTTTCAAAAAAGTCAAGGTATTCCTATGCCAGGCAGTAGAATAAATTATAGTAACAGTATAGATTTCCGTTTATTATTAGACGAAAATTTAGATTCATACAAAGAAATGAAAGATTGGTTAGAAAGGTCTATCAATCAAAACTATACGACTTCTCAAAACATCAAAACCAAAATAGCATCTCACCACGACATTACTCTTTTTATACTTTCAAGTCATAACAACACAACAAATAAAATTCTATATAAGGATTGTATTCCAACAGACTTAGGCAGAATAGAATTTTCTGCCACTGGAGACGGCTCTTATGTTACTTTCCAAGCGACCTTTGCGTTCTCTTCTTTTGAATTCAAATAGAAGTCCCTATAGTACGTCTTTCAATGTCATCGTGGGCGAACTCTGCCCAATATAATTCAAACGCAACACCATCTTGAACACCTTCGAACTGATGTATCTTGCCAGGCTTTACTTGACAGAAGTCTCCTGCAGTTAGTATTGTTTCATCAACAAGACCATCCTGTTCTCCGTCTTGCCATACACGAACAATCATAACACCTCTTTCAACAAAGAAACCATTCCATTTATGTTTGTGTAAATGTTCGGAACACTTGTATCCCTTTTTGAACTCGATACGGTGAAACTCTAATACACCATTAGCATGTACTAGTTCTGTGTTTCCCCAAATCTTTCCTGCCTTAGTTCCCACTAATCTTCACCTCTGAGATACATTTCTCTCTCTTCATCTTCTTCTTCAGTTGTCATAGCAGTATACCCGCCACAATCAATATCAACACTTGTCATAAAAACAAACAATATGGTTCCAAAACCACCAATCATTAATCCTAAAAAAAACTCAAACATTATTATATTACTCTCCTACCTATTGTAACGATTAAACCTAACTGGATAACTACGACCATCAATAAATATGGTTGCAGTAGTGTGTGAATATACTCGATTTGAACTTGTTGTATATGTTGTTTGTCGATTACATCTCTGTTCAATTTGGTAATCAACCACACCTCTTTTATTACTTGCCTCTTCAGCAGCAATAATTCCACCTAAAGCACCACCGACATACGCACCATCTCTTTTACCAGATACTGCTTTACCGACTAATGCGCCTAATCCCATTCCAAGTAAGACATCACCACCTGACGCGCCTCTACCAGTGTTTCCATACACAGGGACACTTACATTACGACACACATTTTGTGTGGACGGTATTTGTTGATTTTGTGTTGTATAGTGGTCTTGAACATTATATATTGGTTCAACAGCAAAACTTGGTGACGCAAAAAGAGTGGTTGTTAAAACTGTTGCGATAAATAATTTTTTCATAACTTTTCCTTTTCTTTTATATTTATATAGGTTTTTAATATCTTAGACATTTACAATCCTACCTTTCTCAATCCATTCTAACTCTTCGAACTTTTCATCATAGGTACGTCCAGAGACCGTGAACCCTTCGGTGTGTCTCTCGTCTAGGATAAACTTGACTGCTTCCTTTGCGGTTGCAAATCGTTTCCAATCCTCGTTCCTTGTGTTCAACTTTAATTTTACTTCATATGCTTTCATTATACATTTTCCTCTCTGATTTTTCTTTCTGTATTCATGTCTTTTATAAGTTTTGAGTTGTAACCACTGACTTCATATTCCTTTAGAAACTCAAAGTCAAGTCCACCAAATCTCTCCACGAGTTCTTGGTATCTGTTTTCGAACTCTAAACGAGTATTGAAACATTCTTGTACGAACTCTTTCTCTTTAGTGTATCCTAATACTAATGCCATTATTACGCACCTCCTGCAAAAAGAAGACTGGCAAGCATTGCTTCATCTTCGTATGAATCTTCGTATGAACGTTCCGCCAAGAACTCTTCATAAGAATCCTCGATGTCCGCAATGCGTTCGTCTCTAGAGGTATTTTCTATTTCATCAACTGTCTCCTTGAACTTCAAGAAAGTTGGGTCACCATCAAGGTCTTTGAAAAGTCCCAAAGTTATTCCTTCTTTGACTGATGCCTCAATCTGTTCTTCAAGGGTAGGTTCTTCTACATATTCGTAAGTTTCGTATTCCATAATATTTTTTTCCTTTTTTTGATTATGTGTTACAGTATCATACTTGACAGAGAATGTCAAGCACTTTTTTTAGTTTGTTAAGTCTAAGTGAAGTTTAGCATTTGTTTTCCACTCGTAACCGAAGATGTCTTCATCTAACAAGATGTCACGAACTCTTTCGCGGTCAAGACTATCGCCATAACCCCAAGTATAAAACTTATTTTTATTCGTCACGATTTTGTTGAGGTAAATCTGCGTTGCAGTGATTACATCATCTAACTTGGCACCGAAGTCATAAAGACCACCTTTACCATAGAAACTAAGAACATAATCAAAAAACTCTCTTGTCATTTTCCTGTTCTCGATATCTTTTCTAGTTATTTGCATAATATTTCCTTTCTTATTATGTCTTACAGTACCATATAAAACAGAGAATGTCAAGTACTTTTTTCACTTTTTTTCATTTATTTTTAGACAAAAAAAAGGGAGACCGAAGTCTCCCCAAAAGAATAAATCTTTTAAACAGTAATCTATGTGAGTATGTTGTCAACTCTGAAGATTCTGTAGTACATGTTGGTTTTCACTGTCGCTAATCCAGATGCAGGTGTTGAACCTACGAATGGGTTTGACGCCATACCATAACGAGTTTTGAACCCGATTTTTGGTGCGAACGTGTCTTCAGCAACTGCTTTAACCATTTGTAGTGGTACATATGGGCAATAGAATACGCCTGAGTCATATGGGTTTGTACCTTTGTAACCTACTGTTACATAGTCTGTACTTGCATATGGGTCGATGTATACTTTTGTACGTCCATTTAATAGACCTGCAAATGTGTTACCTGTGTCATCTACCTGTAGGTTTGATGAGATAGCAGGTGAGTAGTCTAAAGTTCCAGCGGCGGCGAGAGCAGTAGCAACATCGGATGAACAGATGATTACGTTACCTTTACCACGACGAGTTTCTTTAGCAATAACGTTTGCTTCTCTGTCGATTTGTACTCCGAGACCTTTGAACTTCTCAGCACTCCAACGACCATCAGCATCTGTGGACATGTTGAATATACCATTTTTAGTTACGTTTGCTTGTAACGCACCAGTTTTTGCTTGTGAGTTAATTGTTCTGATAACTTCGCGGTTGATTTCAGCGAGGATTTCAGTTGACAATATGTTTGCTAACTCTGTTTCAGCATCTAAACCGTGGATTGCTTTAAGGTCTTGAGCAAGTTCTAATGAATACTCTGCCTTTAATGCACGTGACTTAGCAGTAACAGTTGATTTCTCGATTGTGAAACCCATTTCGTTGAATGTTGAACCACCTGTTGAACCTAATGCTTCAGCATCAGCAGTTGGCATACCACCAGCACCTAGTGCTGTTAGACGCATTGCGTCTGCAGAGTCGCCTGATGGAGCAATACCATTGAAACCAGATGCGTTATCTGAGTCATGTGTGCCACCTGAATCACCAGTGAAACGTGTTTCTGCTTCGTTGAATAATGCTTCTGGTGAAGTTGTTGCACCTTTACCGTAACGTGATTTCATCGCAAAGATAAGACCAGTTGGTCCGTTCATTGGTTGAACACCACATACGTCGTATGCGATTAGGTTAGGCATTGAACGTCGTACTAATGAGATTAATACTGGGTCAAAGTTAGAAACTGAACCTGTGGAGTTTCCTGGTGCCGCTTCTGTTAAGAAACCGTTCATTGCAGAACGCTCTTCTTGTAAAGCACGCTCTTGGTTTTCTAGAATAGCGGCAGTAACTTGACGACGGTGATGGTCTTTAATTGCCACGCCTTCGTTTAGGACTGGTGCCCACTTTTCTACTAATGTGTCGTATGATTGTTGCATTGTGATACTTCCTTATTTTAATGCTGTTTTACGAATTGTATTTAAGTACGATGCCATTACATTAGAAACTTCAACCGTTTGGTCTGCTTCTTCTGCAAAGTCTTGTTGTACTTCTTCTTTGATTATTTTACTAAAGTATGACTCTTTGATTGTGTTTACTTTTTCAGCAAAGATTTCTTCACTTCCAAAATCAACATCTTCAACGAGCGATTTTAGTTTTTCAACTTGTGTCTCTGCAAGGTCACGAGATGCTTCACGAATAATCGTGTTTCTCTTGTATCCTTCTAGTTCTACAGTAGTGTCGATGATTTTCTGTGTAGATTCATTTAGTTTAGTTTCTAATTCGTCTACTGATTCAGCAAGTTCATCAACTAGGTCAACTTTAGATTCTGGAACATCAATGTAAGACTCTGTGAAGAGGTCTTTCATTTTCTCCATGAAAGTTTCAGCAATCTCAGTACGC